GCCGCGCTCGCCGGGTCGGTTGAGCTGTAGGCGTTCTGCACCTCCAGCACCTTCGACAGGCGCGCATCGGGCGTCACCGTCTTGCCATACGCCACGCGGGCATAGTCGCCCAGGTTGGCGAACATGCCGTCCAGAGAGGCGCCGGCGGCGATCGGATTGTGCGTGGCCGCCGCGTGTGCCCCTTCGCCCAGCGCCTCGGGCTTGCCGAGGGTCGGACGGGTGACGCCGTGTTCCTTGAGCACTTCGGCGATCGTCGATCGCGTGGTTTCGGCGACCTTGTTCTCGATCTCGTTGTGGCCGGCCATCGCCGCCTCAACCGATTGCCGTACCAGGTCGGCCATCTCGCCGCGTTCGTCCGTCGCCTTCGCATAGGCGCGGTTGAACTCCGACCACTGTCCGTTCTGGATGATCTGGGCGGCCACCTTCGGGTCGTCCATCATCGCCTGCATCTCCTCAGCGGTCTGAGGAATCGCCAGTTTCGTCGTCATACCTTTCCTCCTACCTCCAGCTTGGCTGGATGCTTCCTGAATAGGCTTTCCAGCGTCGGAGCTGGGGGCTCACGTTTGATGGGGGACAGGTCGAACTTCTCGTCGTGCAGCGTCTCGTCATCGGCGATGACGGCGCGTACGGGGGATTTCTCCGACAAGTCAAACCACGAGACGGTGCTACCCACCTGGATGTCGCCGTTCGTGGTAGTCGTGACTACTGACGTGGTTGAGTTGGGCATGGCCACCGATCGCACCTTTGTGGCATCGCCGCTCGTGTGGGTGTGATCCGCGCTTGGTGAGACGTACGCAGCGATCCGAGCCGGGTCGTAGTTGCGGGCGGTAGCCACGACTTCATCGGCCAGCCGCGCCGTTACAGCCTCTTCGCCTCGGTAGGTAGTCCCCTGACCGTCGTTCGCCTGCATGGCCTCGCGCCACTCGGCGACCGTACCGGACGCCTTCTCGGCGTAAATGGCTGCGATGTTGTTCGACTCCTCGTCGAGCATCGTCGCGTACAGGCGCATGTCCGCCGCGCTCGCGCCGATGAGAAGTGGGACTTGCGCGTCGTGGATCTCGATCTTCGCGTTGGGGAAGATCGCGACCTTGTCCGCCGCCATCGCGACGAATGACGCTGCTGATCCCGCCTGCGACTCAACGTAGGCGACGATCTGCGCGGGGTGCTGCTTGAGGGCGGCGTACATCGACAGTCCGTCGCTGACCATCCCGCCCGGTGAATTGATATGGAGGTTGATCCGCGCCACGTTTTTGAGGCCGCGGAGTGTCTTTACGAAGTCAGAAGCCGTAGTGCCTTCGTACGGATCGCCGATCCTGTCGAAGATGTCGATATCGGCTTCGGTAGCGGCTGCGTTGTGGACGATCCACGCTAGCCGGTTCTGTGCTGATTGGTTCTGTGCCATGCTCTCTCCGCGGGCAACGAAAAAGCGCCCTCAGACGGGAGCACATGGCTCACGAAAAAGAACGCTTCTGCCCCACGGAAGGGCATCGAGCTGTTATTCGGTTACGGCGAGTCTACGCACGATCGCTAGAAGGTGTCAAGCGACCGAGTACTCTTTGCACTTCGGACAAAAGATCGTCGCGCCGACGTTGACGTTGCGCCCTACCCACCGGCCGCACGCGCAGTGCACCTCATCGACGATTGCGGCGGGTTCCGCTTGCGGCGCCTCGATCTGCTTCGGCTCCGGCATCTCGATCGCTCCACCACGGCCGATCCGCACCGGCACCATATTGCTCGGGATCATCAACGTGCCTTCGCCCTCGGGATCGCGGCCCGCGTTCTGCATGAAGTCTTCCCAGAACATACCGCCCGCCTGGAGGTCCTTGCGGTTACGCTCTCGGATCTTGTCTACGTCCTCCTGCAGCGCCTTGATATCCGACAGGTCGAACAGCACCTCATCGATCCCGGCAAACTCCGGCGTGTACGACAGGTTCAGTACGTCGTCATGGTCGGACAGCAGCGGCGTCATCGTCACGTCCCAGAGCACCTGCCACGCCTGCCGCTGGTTCGCATAGCTCGACGTCTCGTAGCCGATGAGGACGCCTGCGATGGCGCCGGGGATGCCGTAGCGCATCGTGATCCGCGCTTCTACCTTGCCATCGATCTCCTTTGGCAAGGCGTCCCTGAGTCCCCGATTGAGGCTCATCGGGGTGTAGGTGCTCTTGGTGTTATCGAGGATCATCAACTCAAGCATGCTGGAGCCACCGAACTGCTGCCTGTGACGCTCGCGGATCTCGTCTTTGGCGTCCGGCGACAGCTTGGTTTCGGACGTAAGGATGGCCCCCGGCCCCATGCCGCCGCGCTCGAAGAACGTACGCAGGAAGGTGCGCTGGAAGTTGTCGAGGCTAACGATGTCCATGATCTGCATGATCGGCGACATGCCGTAGTAGTCGTCCAGCGGGTGACGCGTCTTGAAGTGCATCACGTCTTCGGCGGCAAACTCCACCACATCGCGCCCGACGCGGTACTCGTAGCCTCCAATGTGCTTCACGCGGTCTGGGATGACCTTCACGCGGTCTGGCCGCAGTCGCCAGAGCTCCATCGGGTTTCCCAGCGCTCCGCGCGCCTTCAGGACGAAGGCGTTACCGGCGATATCGCGGTCCATCGTCACCGTCGCCCAGAGTTGGCCGCGGGAGGTGAACGGGTTGGGGTTGTTGAGGAGCTGCACCGCCGGGTGCATCGGCACTTCCTCGTAGAAGCCGTTGCGCACCATGATCGCGTTCTGCACTGCGAGCGGTAATCCCTGCGCCGCAAGCGCTTTGAACTCGCGCTTGATCTCGGCCCTTGCCGCTTCGCGGCCGAACGCTTTTGCCCGGCGCCAGCGGCGGCCGATGATGTGCGGCTCCGACGCCGAGTCGGCCCGCAGGTCGATCACTCGCGCCAGGATCTCGTTCGACGAGTAGGCAGCGGCGAAGCCGAGATATCCGGCCTGTGCGCCGAAGGCATAGGGACGGTTGGTGATGACAGGGCTGGGCGGACGTACCAGTGCCTTTGCGACGAGGCCCATTCAGAAGCCCCCCAACGTACGGACAATCAGCACGGCGAGGCCACACACAACAGCGCCGCCGAGGATTTCCGCCGCAAGTATAACCCTACGCACGGCCAGTTCGCCTAACGCCGCCCGATCTTCGGCGTCGAGCCATGCCAAGAACCGACGTGCTCCTGCCCGAACACGTGTGATCATACTACGCCCAAAATACCCTCGGCTTCTGATAGACGCCCGCACCGCGGATCGATACGGCAGGACAACCCAACTCGTGCAGGTAATCAGGCGCAAGCGCGCTCCCGTTGTAGAAACACTGGCAATCGCAAAGGGGATCGCCGCACACGATGCACTTGAGTCCCGACGCGCCTGCACGCTTCTCCGCGTTTACGGTGTTCACGTCACCACCCTTCGCTACGCCCAAAATGCTCCGGCCTCCTGCTGCAAGTGTGCGCCCGCCGAAATCGCGTCCAGTCTCGCGAGCCATGACAGCACCGCCGCCATCGCCGCGTCGATCTTCAGCGGCGAATCAGGGCGTTCCTTCTGGATCACCCACATCAACTCCCCATCATCGTCGCGGAAGCTCTGCATGTGTTTGTGGGCGTTGGCGATCGACGACACCAGCTCCCGCCGGCCGTCATGCGACAGATCCCCCCGTTCGATGGCCGTGCGGTACTGCGCGTGCGCCGCCGCCATCTTCCGGTAGAGCGTCGTCGACCACGACACCACCCGGTCCGCGGAGAACTGACCCGCCCACTTCGCCAGGTACGCGCCCCACTTGTACGGGTCGGCGTACATACGCCACACCTCGTACTTCTCGAAGGCGTACTCCACCGTCTGATCGACTTCGGCAAACGGGATCGTGAACTCCCCGTTCGCTAACTGCCGGGGTTCCCAGTAACCAACCACCCACTGATGGCCCGTCTCCACTTCAGTGCCGATTAACGCCGTGTGGTCGCGTGTTAACGAGCCGTCGAATCCCAGCGTGATCAACGCGCCGTCTGCCACCTGGTAGCCCGGTCGTGCCAGTTCCTCAAAGCGTTTGCGGTCGAATGGCTTATCTTCCTCGGCGACGATCTGGTTGAGGTAGAACCGGCGGGCCATCGCCGCACCCGTCCGTGGATCGCGGATCTCGGCCATGAGGCGGTCGACGTTCAGCCAGTGCGCCCCCCCGATCGAAGCAATCAGGCCGGCACGCAGCGACTCGTCATCGTGTAAGTCGGTTTCGGGCGCTTCCAGGGAGTCGTACAGGAAGTCCGCCGGGGCGTTCGGCCCCATCGCCGTCTCGTAGTCATGCTCGGCATCGGAGTTCTCACCCGGCGCATGGGCGTTCGATATAGCCAGCACCCGTGTCGAGCCGTCACGTGACTTCGCAGCGTTGCGGGCGATGACGTCGGCCATCGCGTGACCGTCGTTTGGCCCTACCCAGTGCTGGCTCTCGTCTTTCACGATGAACGTCGCCCGCCCACCCTCAAGCGACCGGGGCGAGCTGGTCACGGCCTCAATGCGCCGCTTTCCCTTCTCGGCATAGATGATCTCCTTGCCGATATCGATGCCAAACTCCTCGATCGCACGCGGCCCGATCATCGCCGGGAAGATCGTAAACAGGTTGCGCGTCTGATCGCGCGACACCGCCGCGCCCTGCACCCACGCGGCGTGGTGTGACTTGGCGGCAGGTTTGCCGTTCACCCACCGGTCGAACCGGCACGGGCCCACGAACTCAACACAGCACAGCGCCGCCGCCAGCGGGTCTTTGCCCCACCCCTTCATGCGCCTGAGCATCGCGTAGCGGTAGACGAATCGCCCGTCGCGGTCCACGGCGAACCAGTGGTACAGGAACCGCGTCTGTTCAGGGGTGAACTGCCAGGGCTTGCCGGCGTCCGGCCCATCCGGCTGCAGCAGGTACTTGAACGTCCACTTGAGCACTTCGTCGCCGAGAGAGTGAACCGGCCAGCCCTCCGGGCCGAACCGCACCCCATGCGACACGGCTGCCGTCAACGCCCCACTGCCTTCTTGTAGCGCTCGAACTCGGACTCTTCGGCGCTGTTATCCTCGACCGCACGCGCCACCTCGATCCGTACCCGGCGCCGCGAGCTCTCCGTCGTCAGCAGATCGTCCATCGCCGACCACACCGCCGCGAACATCTGCGCCGAGAACCGCTCGGCCTCCAGGTTGCGCGTCATCGCCGCCGCCACGTACAGCGCCGCCGCCCAATCGCTCGGCTCGAAGTACGTCGCCTGCCCCGACGCCTTCAGCGCCTTGTACCAGCGCCGCGCTACCGCGTGTGTCTTGGCCGGCAGCGGCGGAGGCTTGACGTCGCCCGCCATTGCCACCGTACTCACACCCGCCTTCTGCGCCTTCGTCACATGCCCCAGCCGTTCGGCCATCCGTTTCGGTGCCGGTCCCCTCGTACCCATCAGCCTGCGCCTCCTATACTCGGGAGCGGTTCGAGAATGGGCGCCAGCGTTT